TATAGGGCTAGTTATTCTAACTTTAATATGATTAGCGCTAGCAGCAAAACCTTTGTTTAATTTAACTGAACCTGTAGAATCTGTAATTACTGGAGTTTCTCTTCCATATTTGTCTCTGTAAACTACGCCTAGCTGGTAAGTTCTTTGCGATTTTATAGATGCGGCTGCACTGGTTAAGCCATAGTCTATGCTCGACACGTTCACCGCTAGTTTAACCGTTATTTCTTTGCCATCGCTAAGCATGTTATAATTTTCAGTATAGTTACCAAACAGTAATCTATTACCTGACACGGATACCGCCTTAGCTTTCTTAGGAACATTATCAAATGGTCTTAGTATTTGGTTAGATGGTATTACTTTATATATTAACTCTGAATCTATTTCTAATCTACCTGAGTATGGATCTAAAAAGTTGCCAACGTCGTTATGTTCTTCGTCTGTAGTTTTAATGCTCTTGACTACGTATATATTATTAGACACAGAGTCTTTATATAGTATGTCAACTTCTACTACGCCGTATGGTTGATATATGCCTGTTATCGACGCAGGCGCCCAGTTTCTGACTTCTAGCAATCTAAGTTGATTAACCATACCAAGATTATATCCTTTTTGGTGGTTATAATCAAAGTTGTCTCCAATAAAAGCTACTTGACTCCAAGGCGAAATAGTAGAGTATTCTCCGTCTTTGTACTTATATCTATATGCAAATCTAACAAATTTGCTTTCAAATAAAGCTGGTTTTTGTATTAGTTTTACTCTCCAAGTTTGAATGCCTTCTTCTATATCTGTACTTACAGAGTCTATATTTATTTTGAATATCTTAGGATACGCTTCGTCTTTCGCTAAAACAGACGCAATTACTTTAGCTTGATCAAATTCTCCTTCATTAGGATCGTCTGCTAAAGTAATTTCTAGTTTATCACCTACTCTAAAGTCTGGGGTTGTTCCAGATATTATTATTTCACTATCTGGTGGATTAGGTAGGGGTCTATTAAGCGGCGAGTCTGCAGTTCCGTCTCCGTTTTGATCTTTGTACTCACCATTAGGCACTTGCTCCCAGCTGCCAGTATCATTATTGAAAATAGTAAAAGCCTTACCATGAAGAGTTCCGTATATAGGTCCTTCTCTACTAGTTTTAGCCATTTTTAAGGTAGGAGCACTTGTTGGTCCTTCTTTTATAACCGTGCAGTGTTTTTCTTCAAAGTTTCCACCATCAATCTGCGTGTGCGTCCAGGCGTTGTTTGTATAACCTCTCCAGTCTGTTACCTTTATCATTTTTGGCTCTGACTTATCATCAGTCCAGATTAAAAAATCGTCTAGTATTTCTATGCCTGTTATTAAGTTTTCTCTATCAAATCCTAAAACTCTTCTTGTATCAACCACTATCGGTCTAGCTGTACTGTCTAGCTGATTGAATTCTATTATAAGATTTTTATCATTAGAAACAACAAACCAATATATGCACTCAGTTTCGTCTCTTCTTATAGATCCTATTACTTTTGGAAAATCACCTAAATTAGAAGCTATACTGGCTGCATATGGTAATTTATTACCTAGTATATTTTGTAAAGCACCAACGTCAGCACCTTCAGATGTAGACACTTGAACGTTCAATGCGTCTCTATATTTACCGTTAGGCAATAGTCTCTCATCGAGGTCTTTGTTCATAGCGCCTCCGCTAAACGTTCTTTTCAATTCTGCCATACTTAGTGCTTAATTATTTTAGATTTGTTTTTCATTACAAGATTTATCTCTCGCGTTTTCAAGTTAGATAATCTTAGTTTAGCTTGTCTTAGAGCAGCTCTTTTTTCTTTCTTAAATCTAGCTACTATATATTCTGGCGTACCTACTCTGGTTGCTAGTATTGCGTGTGCTATGTATTTATATATAGCTTCTTCAGCAAACTTATGAACACGCATTTCGTCTTCAGTGCCAAGACCATCGCTTATATACTTTATTGTTATTATTCTACCAGTAAAGTCAGAGCTAAAGAAAATATATCCTCTAGAGTTATCTATAAAAAAAAGGCCGTTAGATTGTGCATTCTCAGGAGTTAAACCATATCTTCTACCTTGCGCCAAGCTAGCGTCTACATCTGGTCTAGTTGTACTACTTAAGTTATCGTTAGTAGCATCGCTTGATTTAAAAGACTTCCAAGTTTCTGAATCTTCAAGCGTAAGAAGCGTGTTGTCGTCTCCAAAAACGTAATTATAACTTCCGTCTTGCAGTATTGCTGTAGGATTACTAGTATTTCTAGTAGGATATATTATCTTTTCTAAACCTGCGTCATCTTTGCAAGAAAACTGAACATAATTAACATAGTCATGAGGAAGTTTCATTTTTAAAGAAGGCGGTACTTCTATTTCTTGAGACTTTTCAGACTTCAATGTATCGTAGCTAAACTCTTGTATTGCTCTTTGAGCGTGAAAGTTTATGTCCGGTATTTTTACCTTAGATATTATTTTACTTTCACCGACGTAAGCAACTCTAAAGTTGTTTGTTATATCTTGTAAAGTTATATATTGGTAATTACCAAGCTGGTCTTCAACGTTTATTTCTCTTACTAATATTAAAGCTCCATTAGCTGGAGCAGTATCGAAAGTTAATGTTCCTGAAGCATATACATAATCTCCATTATCTACTTCCGTGCCATTCACAAAAACGTCTATATCAGACTCTAATAATGGCGCAGGACTAAAACCTAATACATAAGCAGTAGTAGATCCATCACCTGTAAACGTCTTACTATTATCGTAGTATTGTTGCTGTGTTCCCTTAAATAATGCCATTTTTTATTGTTTTTCTTGTTGAATATTTTTAGCGTCTTCTGCAGCGGCTATTTGATATAGTTGCGGATCTCGTATTACTACACCAGCAAGCGATAATATTTTTAAAACTAATTCAGTTTCTTCTGAAGCATGAAGCTCAAAGTTTGTTGATGATGCTGGATTGTATAACGCTTCTCCGTTAATCATAGTGTATCCCCAGTAAACGTCTACTGGTTTTCTTATATAATTAATGTTAGTGCCGTCTACACCGTCTCCGTGCATTACTATAGAATTGTTGTCTATAGTATACATAGGTCTGGTTTTGGCTGGAGCAGTTAATGGCGAACTTAGATATTGCCTTAACTCACTGTGACTCATGTGCTGTGCCTCTATTGTCTGAGTAACGTTATTTATAGATACTCTAGCAAATACAGCTCCCAGCCTATACACTTGCAATACATCTAAGTTTGCATTAGTGGCTGGTGCGTTAAATATAGAGAATTTTTCTATCTTTTCTTCGAGCATGTCGACAGGATCGGCGTGAATTGTATCGTTGCCAGGTAATCTTAAAAACTGATTAAGATCATAAAAATACTGCTCGAATATATCTAATTGAGCTTGATTAGCAAGTGTGTTAAATTCTTGCGGAGTTATATAGCCTCTTTGCTCTTTATTAGCTATAGCTAAAACTCTTAGATAAACTGTATTTATATTTACTGCCATAATTTCTTTTTATATAGTTTGTGGCCACCTACACAGATGACCACATCCTATAAGTGACTAATTATTTTAATCTTTTTTCTAAATTTTTGAAAACTTCCATGCCTTCATCGGTTTTGAACCAAGCTGCTAATGCAGAATAAGGATGTTCGTCAAATGGTACTGACATAAGCTTTCTGTCTGTTTCACCGTAAGTAAAAGTTCTTTGATCGCTAGACAGTTTTATAATGCCTTGTTGAGTGGCTTTTACACCTATATTTCTAAGCTCGACATTTTCATCTTGCGCTAGATCGATAAATAGCATAGGGTTTCTTTTAGCAAACACTAAAATATCTCTTTTTAGCTCACTACTACTTAAACTATCTACTTCCTCTCCATATTCCACTCTCAATATTGCTTCAATGTGCTCTATATCTAATTGTTTAGCTAGAATTAAAGCTTCTATTTCCATTTCTATATAATCCAACTCGTCTTCAGACTCTTGTACCGGATTGTATTCGTAGTACAGCTTGTCTTTAAGTGGATGGTATACAGATAGCAGTTTTTGTAATGCTACTTGTTCTTTTGATACAAATAGCTGACCATCTCTAAATATTATTCTACCCAAAGTAGCTTCGCCTTTCTGCTCATCTACAAAAGGAGAGTTCATATTAGTAGCGTATCTTAATTCTCTTTGTACACCTTCTTTCTCATCAAACCACAATAATGGTTTTCTAGCACTGTGCCTAGTGGGTATTGTAAAAACTAAAGGCTGCTTATTATCTTTTAAGAAATATGCTCTATCTCTAATTTCCCATTGAGGCTTTTTAGGCTCAGTTGGAGTTTTTATTTTTACTGGTTGTGCTTCAACTTTAGCACTTGTTTTTTTAGTTGTCATGATATAATATAATTTAAAAGTTTTAAAAGGTAAATATTACCCCCGTTATTTAAACGAGGGTAATTATTTACATTAGTTTTGCTACTATGAAGTAGCTTTTAATAATACGAAGTTATTAGCAGCTTGTACGCACAATGCTCTTTCAGATAAGAAATGAACATTCATTTCATCTGCAGCACTTGTGTAGTTTCCACCAACTGACCCAGTAATCCAAGACTTCATCTTACGATCATCTGCTTCAGAAGCTCGGTAACGAATATGCAAGAATGGTCTAGCGATGTTTTTACCTAGGTTTTGATCGTAAACAGTTGAAGTTCCAGCTGGAACAATAACACCCTCTACATCACCAAGTAAACCTCGAGTAGTAGAATCGTTTAAGTATTTCCAATCAGTTTTATAGAAGTCGTAAGAACCTCTTCTAAAACCAGAGAAACCTAGATTTAAAGCCATATCTTCAGAGTTGTTAAATACTCCATAAGAAGTACCACCAGCTCCATAAGAGTTCTGAGCGGCTAGCATGTTGTCTATAGATAATGCAGTAGCTCTATCTAAAAACATCATGTTCTCTTCTATAGCACCTTGCTTGTCTAGTTCAGCTAAGATATTGTCAAATTCAACAAGACCTTGTCCAGTCGAAGTACCGTCGAAGCTAGCGTCGTTGTAAATCATACCTCTGTCTTCTATAGCAGCAAATAAACCTTCGCTACCTTTAAATCCAGCAGCTCCAGCAGAACCAGAAGCAGTCTGTGTATCTTTAACTGACTCTATCATAGCCATTTCTAATTGATCTTCAAAACGTAGACGAGCTTCGTGCTCAGACTTTAAGTACCATAGGTATCCAGAAGCACCGTTTTCACTAGTCACTTCAACCCAACCAATTTGAGCAGTGTCAGAACCATTAACCGTGTACTTATCTCTAAGTATAATTGGCTTGTTACTAAACTGCGTAAATTTAGCATCGATAGATACTCCTCCGTCTGCGCTACCTTTAGCAAACTCAGAACCATATACAAACAACTTAACAGCCGTAAGCGCTCCAGATCCAAGTGCGTTTAGGTTAGCAGCTCCATAAGGTGCTACTGTGATTGTTCCGTTACCTGGTGCAGTAGCTACTCTTGCTTTTACAACATTAACGCCTTTAGCGATAATAACAGTCATACCTACTCCTAGTAGTTTTGATTTCTCAACACCAGTGTCTCCGTTTGCTGTGTTAGTAAATGTTACAGTTGTCGTCGCAGAACCGTTAGCTACGGTACAGTCGTCAAACGCTACGTGTAATCTTCCTTGCTCGCTCCAAACAACTTGATCAGATGACATAGGCATTTCAGCGCCTACCATACGTAAAAATCCGCTAACTGTTCTGTTTCCAAAACGCTCAACTTCTTTTTCGTATACATCTGGTAAAAATTGTTTTGTAAAATCCATATCCGTTAGGGATAGGTAATTGTCTCCAAAAAGTCCCTGTGTAGGACGTGGAGTTAGTGTGTTTAATACAGCACCTGTTTGTGAAATTGCCATAATTTTGTTTTTTTAATTTTTAATGTTTAAGTAATTCTGTTTGATCTGTTTTGACCAATTTTAATTTTAAAATCAGAAGATGAGTCGCCTGATATAGACTTAAACTTAGTACCGCTTGGTGTGCTTTCGCCTGATAAGGTACCTCTAGGTGACATGTCAACATTTTTAGCTTTTGACATACTTTCTTTCAATGCGTCAGCTTTACCTTGCTGGTAAAAATGATTAGCTACTACATCCGGATTCATCGCAGTAAACAAAGACTTGTGATAACCTTTGGCATCCTCTATTTTGCTAGTTTCTTTATTTAGAAACTTGTTCACAAAATTTCCAATGTCCATCTGATTTTCCTTTACACTTTCCGCATCTTTAACATTGAGTCTAAATCTTTTGTCTCCTACATTGTATTCAAAACCTTTGAATGCATCGGAGAAAACTTCATTAGTCTTTCTTTTAAAGAACTTGGTGTTGTCTTCAGCTACTGTCTGATTTTCGTTGTATCTGTTGAAAAAATCAATTGCTTTCTTTTGCTCAGGATTCAACTTTGAACCCGCTTTGATTTCATCATAGTATTTAGACTTTAACCCGTCTAGGTGGTTTTTAGCATTGGCAACTTGCTCTTTTAACGCTAATTTCTTTCTTTTTATATCTCGATCTTCATCGATATCCTCATCCCAAGAATATAAGTCTTCCATTAAAAAAGATCTTTCTTCTGCATTTAAATGAGGTTTTGTTTGTTTAAGGTATTCGCTCAATAAATCATTATCACTCATTTTTGAGTAATCTTTATTTAATTGAACATAATCTTCTAAACTTCCTCCAGTTTCATCCATAAAGTCAATAACTTTTTGTATGTTCTCTGGAAGCTTAGTGCCTTCTTCTTCTGCTTTTTCAACTGCTTCTTCAATGTTTTCTTCTAGCTTATCAGCTATCTCTGTAACTTCTTCTAAAGCAATTTCTTCTATAGGACTTTCTTCCGTAGGTTGTTCTTCTACTATTTCTTCTACGGCTTGCTCTTTTGCTTCATCTTTAACTTCAGCAACTGGCTCTTCAGTAGGTTCTTCAGTAGGTTTCTCTTGGAAATCCCTTAAATCTAACTTAGCTATCCCGTCATCAACTTTTTCTTCTTGTTCAGGTTTAGCTTGCTCTTCTACAGCAGCGACTTCAACTGCTTGTTCTTCTTTTTTGTCTACGATCTCTTCGACCTTTTCGACTTTCTTTTTTTTAGCCATAATAAAATATTATAAAATTGTACGATTATTGTGTTATCTTGGATCAAAAGCATTGAATCCAAAACCACCACCCATTATATCATTACCCGATGACTCGAAGTTTTTAGGTGGACTTTCTTTTTTTCTTTGATCTATTAATTCAGACTGTTGTGTAGCTTGAATCTTGGTTCTTTCATCTTTACGATCTTCTTTTTGTTTTTCACGTTCTTTTAGTATTTCAGTTTCCATTTGCTTTAGCTGCATATTTATTTGAAACTCGTGATTCATTAGATCTTTTTTAAGCATAGCTTCTTGCTGCATTTTTTGCATTTCCATTTGCATCTTACCTTGCTCTACTTGCATGTTGGTTTGAGCCATTGCTTGATTTTTCTGCATTTCAGCTTGAGCTGCAACTTGCTGCGCTTGAGCGTTTGCTTGCGCTTGAGCTTGAATGTTTTGTTGTTGCATCAACTGATCTTGCTGTTGCTTCTTTTTTCTTCTTATCTTAAGAACTTGATTAGCTAGCTTTATATTTTTAATCTCTCTAACATCTATAGCATCTTCTAACTCTATACCGTTTTTAGATAACGCAACTTGAATATTGTTTTCAAGCATTTGTTTTTGCTCATCGTCAGGAGCTAGTTCTAAAAATATACCAAAATCATATAAATGTAAATCAGCCATTTCAGACAAAGTTGCTACATTGTGTCCACCAATTTTCTGTATGAAAGCGTCTCTTGTTGGAGAATATTCTATTATATCAGATATTCTTAGAGATATTGCCTCTGCAAGTTCAGCCGTTAAATATAATCCACTCTGTAGTATGTGCCTGGTAGCAGTGTTTGAATTTGCTGCTGCCATTTTCTGTATACCTACTAAAGCATTTTTATCAGGTGTACTACCATCACGCGCCTCGTTCAATCCGGTGACATCTCTGATCATTTGTAGGTAGTAGTTATATGTTTGTATCAGTGAAGCTAATTTAGCTCCTCCTGAGCCGCTCTGTATCTCCTGAATAGGTACTTTACCTGGATTCATGTCTCCGTCAGCAGTCATTGATCTACCAATTATACTACCTGTTTGGAAAAACATGTTTAAAGCTTCTTGCGGATTGTAGTTAGTTCCGTTGCCTAAATCTATTTCAGCTAACCCATCAGCATCTAAATATATA